CATCCCCCTTGGCCGTGCCAAGCCCGCTTATACGAACTATACTCCCGACAACCGAAAGCACGGTTCCGGAATACGTAAAGGTCAGCTTGTTGGCCTGACACCACTCATCGTAGAGAACGTTGTTACAAGCCCCTTGGTAGGTGGCTCTCGGAATACCTCTGGATAAAGCGGAGGTGATTGGGAGGGCGTTTATCGTCGCTAGGCGCGAATTCTCGGAAAAGGCCACGTTCTGAAGCACACCTTTCCATATTAACACTTTTTCGGGGGTTGAGGTGTCGTCCCTGTGAAACTTGTATATGGATATAACGGCTTTTTTGCCTATGATGTTGTTGATGAATTTTCTTGGTAGCTCGTGGGCCCCGTCCATATCGATACTCATGATATCGGAATACCCCTCCCTGCTTATCTCTATTTTAGACCTTTTTAGTCCAGCGGTCGGAAGGTAGGTGTCCCCGTCTATTTCCCACCTTACGTTGTCAGTGGTCAGATACCAGTTTTCGGTACCTGCGGATATATGGAAAAGCTCCGAGGGATTTCCGGTTTCATATCCTATTTCTTTAGAGCTAAAACTCATTCTTCTATCAAATTTATTGTGGGTAGAGAGGTTTTTCCTCTTCCTAAAGCGTTTATATGCTCGATTTCCATTACGTCTGAATCGAACCTAGTCGGCTCCATTATCTCTATGAGGTTTATTTCAGAAGCGGTTTTGTTAACCCCCCAGTTTGAAGACACGGTTAGGGTTTGGGTTGTCTGATTCAAAGCTTCCGAAGAAGTTATTTGTCTTATTATATACGATCCATCCGTAAAGCTCAAGCGAATATAATTATAAGGGGACGCCGAAGCTATGTATTCAGCATAGTTGTTGTTCCTAACCTGTATTAGGTTGGACCCGGAGGATATGGACGATGTCGCCTCGAAATCCTCGTTATAACTCTTCTGGTAAAAGCTCTTCCATTTTCCCTTCATGTTGTGGAAAAGACTTTTAGTCGCCCACATTTGGGCTCGGGTTAAGGGGCGGAACCCCCTAGATTTACGGTATCTAGCGGCCCCCCAGTCAAAATAATGGGCGATTTCGCCATCATACCGAGAATCTATCTCGACAACGTCTTTGACGTTTTCAATTGGCATAGCTCCTCCCTCGACAAAGTTAAAGTCGTCCAGCAGTATACGGGAGCTATAGGTCGAGTAGGCGGACAAGTCAAGGTATCTAAAATCCGTGCTAGTAACGATGAACTCAAGAGTCTTCTGCTCGAATTTGGTTTTAAATTTGTTCGCGGAGACTGATTTTATAATAGCGGTTTTACACGGGAGAATCTCGTTTCGGGAATAGCTGTTGGCTATCGACCCGTCTAGATATATGTTGGTGGAGTCGTACCCCGTTATGGTTAGCGTTTCGGCCACCAGATCGCCCGTAATGATAGCTACAATTCCCGAGGTTTGTAAATCCGAATAGGCGGTTGTCTCTACAGGTATGACCGAATCCCCAGAAGACAGAGGAGAGGAGTTTATCATTGGTTCGGACCATATAGGTAGAATTACAGGGTCCCCCTGATATCTTGAAACGAAGTTGTCGAACTCGGAAAGCTCAAACCCCTGATTAAAGAAATACTGGGAAACGAAAGACTGCCTAGGGTTGCTCCGGATTGAGATTCGTTGCTCGTTGCCGCTCGTTTTCGGGAGTATGTCGGTTTTGAATTCGAGCCTCTCCTTTATTCTGTTGACGGGCCTCCATTTAAACGGGGAACTTCTAGTTGCGCTTAGCCCGAATATGGTAACGCTTTCTGGGGGGCTGAAGTTGAGTGTTCCGGTAGCGTTGGAAACCTGACTAGCTCCAGACTGTGGAATCGCAAATATATCCAAGGTTTCTCGAGAAAGGGCGGGAATTAATTTAGGCAGAGTTTCCCCCAAATAAAATCCCAAAGGTAAATCAGCCGAATCCAGATTAACCCCAGAGGTATAGTAATTCTCAATCGTGATAATACGGTTGACTTGGCTTAAGATGAACCCGAAATTCGCGTTGTTAATTTCAGCCGTAACGTAATCCCGATAGAGGGTCGTGACGAAATTAGAGACCAGACATCCAGTATGACCACTGGGAATAAATTGTTCTAGAGGCGTCTTAGTGAGAACCCCACTTATAGAGTCCCCCGACATACGCGGGGCCAGATAAGATCCTAACGGTATGGTAGGAAACGGCCCTGCTATGATAGAGGGGAAAGCTAGAATTCCAGAAGCCATATCGGTTTATTTTTTGATAGCGAAACCGAATTCGTCTTGACTTATGGTGGTATCGTATCTATTGATATTTGGATATGGGAAAAACATGTAGTCGTCCCCCGCGACAGATCTAGTTTCCCCATAATCAGTTCCCTCAAGTCCAGTAAACATAAAGGAAGGGAAATACCCGAATGGCCTATTATTTATAAGAGCGTGGACCGGAAGGAGAGGATAGTAGGCTCTACTTAGGATGGTACCCTCGGAAAGTTGAGCCAGAGTTTGATATGGTACATTCCAAGTATTGTTATTCTCCGAGTTGGAATAGGAACTGTAAAGGAGGGATTTCGGAGCTTCCCATGAGGCCACCCCTCCATTTTTATATCTTACACAGTCACGATTAGAGTAGGTATAAGACAGACAGAATCTAGAGAAGCCAAGGTTATTTTGGATATTAGTATAGGAATTGTCATCATTCCCAAGAACGAAGGCTCCTGTTAAATCCGTGGAGTCGTAAGTTCCGCCAAGGGGGTCTAAAACCCCAAACCCTGCCATCTGAAAGAAGTTCTGAACAACCTCGACGACAACATAGAAATAGTCGGTCCCGCCGAAGAAATGCATGTTTCTCATGACGGCGGTGGTCGTGTTCATGTAGCAGATGTCGCTAGTGTGGGTAGGGGTAGTTGGGTCGTCTGTACAGCTAAAGGCTATATCGTCGAGACCACCATCAACCTGTATCCTAAAATAGAAGGTCTGACTGTTTATTGTTTTACTAGCTACGATGTGGTAAGGATTTGTCGATGTGGTGGATATGGACCACCCTAAAGTTCCGCTTAAGTAAGAGCTTATAGAGCTGACCAAATCATTGGTATTTAGAATCGTGTTGACGTTTAAGTAGGACATTTTTAAAGAAGTTTTATTGCACAGAATGTACTTGAAGAGGATCTATAGACGTTTTCTATAACCAGATAGTCTTGACCGTCTATATCGATTATGTCTCCGGATGTGAGCCCAGTCTTATCGACATGAAATATTCCATTAGCAATACCATGAAAACCCTTTGCGTTAAAAGTAGACGAGGCCGACCCTAAGTAAACGGGGCTTACTATATATTTTCCATCGGTTTGTTTATCATAAGAGTATACAGGAAATAGTGCATCGTCGTCGGTCACTCCGTGATATGCCCCCCCGTCAGGGTTAAAATAGATGGAGGTTATAACACTATCCGCAGAAACATAAGATGAGTTAGGAAAATTATAAACATCATTCGCGGTGAAATTGTCCGCAACAGAATTTGAATTTTGGGATAACAAAACCGGAAATGGGTTAAGTTCTTTAGGAACAAAAGAGTCGTAAGCCCCAATATAACCAGTAAACCATCTAGACTCGCTTTTAATAACGATGATAGCTCTAGATTTGTTTGCTATAAGCCAGTATTTGATTTTATTAGTTGCATCCTCTTTAGCTACTTTTACCCCGACCGATGATGCTGATTGACCGACAAGGTCTATATCGAACCCAGGGTGGTAGAGATTAGCTTCAGCTCTCCAGTTAGCGGTATTCGAAGATGGGTTTGTAGCCGTAGACGTATATCCCAATATACATATGTAGTTATTTATCGAGGAGGGGTTTAAAGCACAGTCCCCTTCAACGTAATCATGTCCGGCCCCACTAAATTCCCCTTTGAAATTATGGAATCCGTTATTCGTCCATCCGCTTATAGGGGGATTCCTTCTCGCGGCGAACATTAGATTGTGGGTATTAATATTTCTCCCATAATAGACCTCCTGACTTATGGACACGTAGAAGTCCCCGCTTGAAGTAGGGCCGGGAACTAAAAACCCGCTACAGTTCGTGGCCCCCCCAACAAGTTCGAGGCCTCCATGATTATAATTATAGACGCCGGTCCAAGCGTCGTTTGCCCCCATAAAACTCGTGTTTGAAAGCTGAGCTACGATCCTATCGTAGACTCCGCTCGCTGTTGTATATTCCCCTGATTCCCAAGCCATCTTTTTATAAATTTAAGGCCCTCTTTGTCTGCCTTTGGTTTTTAGATATGTGATTCATAAATACTTTTCCGCCTTGTGGGCTATTAAGTTGGGACTCTAGATCGTCGCCCTCAACCATGTTTATTATAGAAATGTTAATTGGGGTGCTGCCGCCACCAGACTGGCCGATGGCCGATGACTGCCCCCTTGTTAATATTGTCTCTCCGGCCTCACCGACGAAAGGAACTTCGTTCTTTTTCAGCCCGAGAGAGCTAGCTAAAGCAGGGTTAGCCGGAAGAACGCCACCGTTATGGAAGAAATTGCTTAAGAAGCCGCCGACACCCTTAAGGAATCCACCGCCTCCGCCCCCACCTCCGGAGCCAGCTAAACCTTGTTTAAGTAAGTTTTGATATTGCCGGTCTTTTGATATAGCTCCTATTCCGGCAGAAAGTCCGCCACCTAGAGCCCCCAAAGCGCTACCGGAACCTAATCCTGAACCTTGAGCTTTATTTTGTCCAAAAGAGTCTCCTATTTTTTTAATATATTACTAAAAGCTTTCCTCCCGTAATCTTTCGCTATATCAAGAAACAAGTCGGAAAACACTAACCTCAATTCGTCCCCCAGACTTCCGCCCTCCAAAGCGATTTTAGAAAAGGCGTCGGTGAACCCTTCGGAAAGCTGTTCTGCGGATCTTCTTCCTAGCTCGGAAGCCGTTAAAATACTTTTTTGGAAATCGACGATTTCATCAGAAGCCCTTTTAAATCCCCCAAAAAACCCTTTAAGTGATTTTTGAGATAAGTCGATGTCTAAGCTTTCCTCTAGCTGTTTTTTAACTGATCCAAGTTCGGTTGCAGTCAACTTACCCTCCTCTTTGAGCCTTCTCATCAACTCAATAGCCTCCTCAATAAAACCATTTCTATCCGCAACCGAAGATCTTGGATCTTCAAATACAGACTGAAAGTCTTTACTTAGAGATATAGCCGTAACCGAGGCAATCCTCATTTGCTCATCGAACCTCACGAGTTCCTCAACGCCCTCGAACTTTCCATCGAAAAGCCACTCTCTGATCCCCTTATTGTCAACGGATAGTTCTAGATCCTGTAACGAGTCGTTTATATCCTGAATTGTATTTAGAAATTCTTCGTCGGTAAAACCGCTATCGAATAAAGAAGATATTTGAGAAGCCGCCCCCGTTAAGGTCGCAGATCTTTTCTTAGCTTCCGTTCCCGTTCCCGAAAATCCCCTTAGAGTATCTCTTCTTATAGTTGAACTTCTTATCGCATCCGGAGTCAAAGCTTCAGCTTTTTGTCGCCCGCTATCATCTAAATTCGAGGATGTCTTTTTTAATTCACTAGCTATTTCTCGGGCAAGAGGGGTTAAGCTGGAAGGCGCAGCCGGTAAAGGGGAGTTTTGAGTAGGAAATTTTTGTATAAAAGCACCTTGTTTAAGCTCCTCACCTTCCCGTTGTGTTTGCAAATGAAGCCCCGTTGCCTCTGCGATTATTTTAGCTCCGTCCGCTCCTATAGTTACAGTTTCTGGGGTCCCAGTAGATTCTTTTAGGGAATTAAATATCCTTTCCTGATTTTCTATAGCTTTAGTTAGTCTCGACGTTTCGATTTCCAAAACCTTTCTTTGGGAGAGGTCTTGAGGATCGAAATCTATTTTACTAGACCCCTTTTCCCTTAGTGTGTTTTTAATTACACTGGCATCAAAATCAGTTCTCTCTAAAACACTTTCTAGAGCCTTAGCGAATCTCGATCCCCCTTTTATAAATTCCGCTATATTTGCATCTGTGATTCCACCTTCTTTGGAATTTACAGTTCTTAAAGCACTCACTACCCTCAACGCGACATTATTGGGGGTAATATTATTAACTTTACCTAAATTATCAAAAATATCTTTCCCAAATATATTAACTATGTCACCTTTATCTAACTGTGTTGTAATCTTGCCCCTAGAATTTACATCCCTAATTAAATTTTGATTAGTCCTAAGGTCACCTTGTAGACCTCTAAGTTTTATATCAGCATCCGCTGTGATTTTTTCAGCCGTGGATATCTGTCGAGCACTTTCAGAAAGGTGGATAAGTCTCTCTAGCTGAGCCGCTAAAGGTTTAGAGTTCTGAGAGGTTTCCCCTGCGGCACTTTTTATTCCCTGTAGGCTTTCCTGTCTTCCGACAGCCGCTCCAATATTATCTGCGGTAAGCTCATTTTTACGGAAAAGATCATCGAAAATATCCCCGCTAATCCTAGAGATAGCTTCTGGATCTACTGCCTCACCAGTGGAAACGAATGCATCCGAAACCCCCTGAACTATAGACCTTAAAACTCTATCTTGATCTCCGCCGGATGCATCTATGCCTACAGGGTTAAAGGTTCTCTGAAACTCTACGATGCTTCTGGCTATATCAGATTCAATTCTATTGCCGACTAGACCCCCCGATCTTCCCGAAGAGTTCCTACGGGAGAAATTTGAGAAATCATTTTTTCCGGAAAGAACCGAATCTATCCCCCCGCCAAAGCTTGTATTTTTCTGACGTTGCTCCTCTGCGGCCCTCTTTATTGATATTCTCAGTTGTTTTTCTGCATTTAAGATCAACCTTTTGGTATTCTCACCGGTAAGCGAAAGGGTGCCTAAAGAATCTCGGGATAGTTTTATTAGTTCGTCGTAAGCTTTCAAGTTGCTATTGTCAGATCCATCTATAGCACCTACTATATCCTCCAGTAGAGAGGGCGTCAATGTGAAATCCGCTTGGGTTAAAGCGTCCCTGATCCCCCCGAAATCAGCCCCTTGAAGAAGTTGAAAATTGTTTCCGATTATACCGTTCGCTGTATTTCTAAAGTTATCACTTAAACTTGAGACTTCGTCACGGAAACTTTTAGCTATACCCCTAGATTGAACTTGGAAGTCCGCCTGGCCAGCTACAGAGGGATCGCGAAACTTCCTGAAGGCTAAGCCGACTTCGGTGTCGTTCTGTTCCGCTAAAGCCCTAGTATCCCCCTTGGACCGAGATATGAGGTTGAGTTTAGTTATTACCTGAGTTGTTTGAGCGAGCCTTCTGGTAACTTCGGCGAGCGATTCGTTATAGGGTCTATAAGTTGAAGTAAGAGCGTCGGTCACCCTTTTGGTTTCGACGAACTCCTGAATAATTTTAATTGTAGAGAATCGATCAAGCTCGTCCCCTAGGGAATCAAATATCCCCTTAGCAAATTCAGCTATGTTATTATTCTTAGGATCAAAAACTTTAAAAGCGTTAACGAAATCGCCTTCGGTGACGGCGTCTGATAGCCCAAGAAAAGCATCCTCGACCCTTTTAGCCTTTTCAGGGTCGGCAATTTGAGCGATAGCAAGGTTTATATCTCGGGCAAACCCTTTTATTTTATTTGTATCTATATCGGTATCCCCGCCCAAGAACCCACCACTGAACTCCTGCACGAGGTTTCTGCCACTTTTATCAGCTTGAGCCGCCCCAAGCGCCGCACTAGTGATCCTCTCTTCAATCTTATTTGCTTCGTTTTGGGATTGGAGTATGTCCTCTAGAGATTTGTTTAGTTTATCCGAGTCCCCACTAGAATCTATAATAGCTTGGGTGATCTGCCTTTGGAAATTGATGTCCGTAATAGAGGATACGTTCGAGCTGAAGGCCTGCTGGTTTTTACGTATAGAAAGTTTGTCGCCGCCAGAGCCTATTAATCCGGTAATGTTTGACTGCTGCTGGATGGCCTGTTGGAGGGCGTTTATGTTTTTGGTATTGGTTTCCCTTTGTTTATCTAGCTCTAAAGTAAGCTTACTTATACTTTTGGTGGCTGGGTCAGTAGCAGAGACTACCCCCTTTAAAGCCCCCGCAAGCCCGCCTATAGCGATTCCGAATGGACCAAATATAGCTCCAAACCCGACCCCTGACAATGCCCCGCCTACACCACTTAAAGTTGCGTCTCTAGACCCGTTGTCCCTCTGTGCGGCTTGAGAAACCACACCACCAAGAACCGAAGCCCCTATACTCACCCCGATTCTATTTGAAAGTGCGGATGTGACCCCCCTTTTGACCCTACCCCCTATAGATCTTTGTGAAATCGCCGTATTTTGCTGATCAGAGCTTAAGGCCTTAAATTCATCTAAGTCCCTAAAGGATTTTCCAGCAATGAATCTTTTTAATTTACCCCTACTAGATGTCTTATCGAATTTTGTTTGGTTAGCTTGTTGTTCAATTAATTCAAATTCCTTTATTTGGCTATTTATCAGGGCGTTCGCCCCGTCCGTAACCCCCCTTAGAAGTCTTTGGGCTCCAACAGATAAGTTTTTTCGCTCCGTTTTTAATAGGTCGTCTATTTCGTTATTTTTAAACCCAAGTTGTGAGAGTTTATCCCCCACGAAAAAACTTTTAATTTCATTCCTTCTTCTAGTTGGTATTTTCGCTTTGCTGCTGAGATCTCTTTCAACATCCAACTTAGAGTTTATAGCATCGATTTTATCTAAAGTCCCATCCGATAAGTCGGGGAGGAACCTTGGGAGTTTATTAGTTGGAAGGGTAGGGCCGTTGTTTTTACCAAACCTTTTATTTCGCTCTAAATCTGCGTCTATATCCGCTAGGCTCCTCCCCGTTCGACGGAGAGGTGTGCCTTGAGAAGTATTTCCGCTAAATCTAAATTTAGATTTTAATATTTCCTTTTCTATGGCCTGTATAGAAGCTTGGGATAACCCCTTCGTGAACGTTTCCTTAAAAACCCCCGCTGATTTAATCAGCTTTTCATCACCAGATTTAAAGGCATCACTAAAAACTTTCCCTATTTTATTTAATTCCTCTATATCTTGGTGGGGGATAAACTGTCCTGAAGAGCTTCTTACGTTAAGGGGATTGAAGGGTTGACCAGAAAATTGAGTTTTATTAAAGGGGTCGCTTCCGCTAGCGGCAAAAGGAACCTTTTTGCCGCCAAGATTCTTAACCGAAGTTAAGCCCCCAAGCTCCTTTATCATTTTCCTGTTTAGGATGGCCGACCCGCCGTTGCCGTCGAAATCCTCAATTATATATTCGTCAGTGTTGACCACTAAAGGCCCCTTTTTTCCACCACCGAAATTGAATTTGGGGAGAAGGACGGGTTGTGCGCCGGGGGAAGCTCCGCCAACCCCACTGGATATAGCCTTACTTTCGTTTCTAAGGGCCCCAAACAGCCCAGCTCCCGAAGGTAAGGACCCGTCAGCGGCATTATTAATTATACCACCCTTGGTGATCGCCAATCCCTTAAGGGTAGCGCTTCTAGCGAAAGACTTGGATTGGGTCGCGATAAAAGACTGGGCCTGTATTTGCTGGTTAAATATCTTTAGGAGTTCCCGCTCTTGGTCAACCCGAGTTTTGGCGCTGAAAATTATATTGGCGTATTTTCCCCCTTGGGCTTGTAGTACGGTTTCTATTTGTTTCTGAACAGCGGCCTGTTTTTGAGCCTCACTAGTGATTCCCGAAATATTCGAGAAGGCGAGAGCCGAGTCTTTGGCGACCTGAGAAAAAAGCTGTATGAAAAGCTTACCGGCTAAAAATACAGCCGGTCCAGTAAGAAAATTACCAATACCTTTAAAAATCCCCTTTGCTATATCAGATCCTGCGCCCTCTGAATCCAAAAACGTATTTAGACCCCCAAGTATATCATTAAAGCCCCCAACCAGCGTCTTTAGGTTATCCTCGATACTAACTTCCCCTATGGAAGAGAAGGCCTCCTTTACCTCAAGGAGAGTTTGGCTAGACAGAGCCCCAAGAGTTTTGTTCAACTCGGAGTTTCTCTGTATAGCTTCGTCGGTGCTGTTTATAGAAATATTCAGGGCGCTGTCGTAAATCGACGCGCTTTTATTAAGATCTCGGAAGGCGGCTGAGATAATGTTAATCTGACGGACGCCACCGGCAATCTCCTTAATTTTGTTTCGTGTAACCGAATCCGCGCTTTCCAAGGCTTGGCCGATTGCGCGTAATTTTTCAGTTCCCCTTTGGGTTTCATCTATGGCAACTCCGAGTTCCCTTAGCTGGTCAATCGAAGTGCCGCGCTCAATACGTGCGAAAATAGTCTTAAAAGCATTACCGATTACGGCACCCCCTCTGGCGGTCTGCTGCTGTACGGAAGTCGTCAAAGCGAGAAGCTCATCGAAGGTAACCCCCACGTCCTGAGCGGTAGATCCCGCGCGCGAAAGAGCTTCGGCCAAGTCGGCGGAGCTAACTGCAAAAGCCGCGTCAACATTAGCTAATTTGTTAACTACCTCCGTGGTTGTGATGGCAGAGTTAAGAAACCCATTCACGGAAGCGGTTAAAGTTTCAACCGACTTTGCGGCTGCAAGCCCCGAGATCCGAGTGAGAATCATAGCATCACTTGTGCGCTTAAGAGTCTCCTGCATCGTGAGACCCTGCCTTGAGAATTCCGTAGCGGCCTCGGAGACACTTTCGAAAGATTGTCGGGTATTTTTGGCTACATCGAAAAGCCTCCCAGAAAATTCGACTAGATTCTTGGAGCCCAGATTTAAAAGCACATTAATTTGAGCAAGCTCGTCTTCGACTTTCACGGTCTCACCAACGAGAGAGGTAAACGCGCTCTTTACCGTATTTAGGATAGCGATAGAGGCCCCGAAAGCCAATACGCGAGCGGAAGCGGCGTCAAGGGACTTGTCGAAGTCGCCAAGCTGGTTGGTTATGCGCCCCAGAGGCTGAGTAAAACGACTGCTATTTAAATTGAGGTTAAGGGACCTAGACTTACCGAAGGCACCATCAATCGCCCGATTGACTTGCGTCAAATCGGGTGCATCAACACGTAACACTGCCCTTAAGTCAATATCGTTTGCCATAACCGTAAACCTTAATTAAAAACCTTTTTCCAATATACTATTACACCAGAATCACAATCCCTGCATTTTTATGGCCTCATTTATATCCATTTTGTTTTTTCCGCTCTTCAAAAGCTGCTCCCTCAAGGTGCTGGTGTTGTCTATATCTATACCGAATTTAGCGTAGTCCTCCTTCTCGGCGCCGGGGATAGATATATTATCCCCTTTCATCTTTTCCTTGTGCTTTTCAGCGTTGGCCACTGACATTACATAGTCCAGTATTTTATCCGGATCTTTAAGTATATCCTCGGGAATGTTGGGGGTGTTGGTGAATATGTTGCGGAAAACCCTAGCGTAAGCGGCCATCCGGCTTTGAAAATAAGTCAGTTTACAGGCAAACTTCCCGAAATACTTGTAGGAGTCCCCCTCCGCTATCCCCCAGTCCGCCTGAAAGTAGTCCTGAACGGCAATATTCTTGATTTTCTGGTCGTCCAGCGTTTTTGAGAATTTGTTGTATATAGGTATGTATTTGATTATATCCTCCTCGTTGACCTCCACGAGATTCTTGGCATTGAATATTGGGACCTTCAATTCCTCGTCCCTGTAGAAGCTGTAGAATATTCGAGCTTCACCCATACGGCTTGAGGAGTGGGATTCACAGGTGGACCCTAGGAGATGGTGCCTTTCATTTAGGATTTCATCGAGTTCGGCTTCCGCTTCCTCGATGCGCTTGTTCTGGGCGGCAATTTGTTTATTTATTATCAAGCTCTTCTTGGACGCGTAGAGGGCCTCTATATAGTCCTTTTGGGAGGCTATTTTCCCCTCCTTTTCAGTTGTCCACGATTCCTCCTCCTCAATTAGATAGGATATCCTGTCGAGTTCGGTGGGCAGGCCTTTGGTTTTGAAGTTCTCATAGGCCTCAATTTGGATCTGGTCGAAGATAGCCTGATCCTTGGCCGCAAAATGCTTTATGTATACCCCGTCAACGAAGGAGTATCCCTCGCAGATGTCCACGAGAGCCCTTCTGAGAGCGAAACCCTCGGTATCCATGCTAGCTCTCCTTGTCTATGTCTTTTTCGAGATCCTCGAACTCTTCCCTTGTGGAAGCGGCGCCGGTTCTCCAAAACGAGATGAAGTAGGTTACCTTCGTGATAAGGTTGCCGTAGAACTCGTCTTCGTCGTCCTCCTTCTTATACATGTCGGAGAGCTTTTCCTCGTAGGTCTCCCCATCGAAATAGGGAATCATCAGGGTTTCGTTATCCTCACTTTCTTTTTGAACGTAGGTGAGCATTAGGATCAGGTACCTGACTTCTTCCTTTTGTGCGAAAACGTCCGCAGTCCCGTTGAAAAGATGGCTGTACGAACTTTCGAACTCAGCTATGTCGCGCCGAAGTGTGTTCATCTGAAGAAGGATTTTCTTTATCTTCGCATCCTGAGCCTTAGTGGTCTTCTTGGCGATGGTGATTTTAGTGAACTCCAACTGCAAATTAGCTAGCTCGTCGTACTTTTTCAAATGGTCCTTTTTCTCGTCTTCGGAAAGGAAGCCTCCAGTATTAGCATATTTAGTAGAGAGCATGTTTTTGGTGAGCATGCCTTTTTTGATGCACTCTGACATCTTGATGGCCTTATAGAGTTCGGCCTCCTCCATTATCCGCTTGGACGGCTTCTTGAGGACGATCCTGACGGGGGCCTCCTCCATGACGGTTTTGGAGACCTTGACTTTCTCGCCCTTCTCTTCCCGCTCTTCCTGTTTAGTAACCTCTTGAGTCGTGATTACGTCAAAACTGTATATTTCCTTTTCCTGTGTCATTATCCTTATTCCTTAGTGTTATATTGTAGTTTTCGAGTTCGGAGAGCATTTCCCTTGTGAAATCGCCCCCTTGATCTAAAATTCTTTTCCTTACGTGCCGCATTTTATCCTCAGTGAATATGTTGCACTGATCGACTAGTGGGCGTAGACCTTCAGGTAAATTGTCTTTAAGCCTCTCAAGGCTTTGGATTTGTTCCTGCTCCAGATCCTCCATAAATACCAAGAGACTTTTAGACGACCGCCTAGAATGCCTCAAAATATGAAACTTGCACAACTCCTTTAAATCCATATACCCGTCCTATTATAAAAAAAATCGCTGCCGGTTAAAGCAGCGATTCAGTTTATTTTTCTAAATTTTAAAAAACAGCTTATCCACCGTTGAAGCTTCCGCTAATGTAAAGCCCGTTAGCCAAATCCTCGGGTCCAGCAAGCTGGGCACTAAAGGTAAGATCGACGGTCTTCGATGGGCCGATAGACAGCGACTGAGACTGGGAATCCAGTTTAGCGTTACGAAGCTCGTAAGTCATGGCGACCGCGCCTACGGCAGCTCCACAAGACGGCTCTCTTAGGGTAATCATCGCATCTAGGTCACTATCCAAGCAAATGTAATCGGAAAGCCTTCCGGTGACAACGTCGGAAACGTTAGCTGTAACGTTCAAAGTAACCGTAACAGGGAAGGTGATCTGCTTCGAGAAAGAGAACTTCGATCCCATTCTGTCAAGATTCTCACGCGCAATAGGCACAGATAGAGAAAAAGACTGAATATGGGCAGAGCCTGCACCACTCATGTTCGCACCGAGAGGGTTATAAAGGCTTAGGGTGATGTCACCCGGCCTCAGGGCCGCAACCTCACTAGTTGTATTACCTGAAGGGATAGGTAAAGTATAGGTACCCGTTCCTTGGTCGTTGGACCCAGTAAATAGAACTCCATTTTCAGGATTAATAGCGGGGATGTTGTTTCCACTGGAGTTGGTTTCGTAGTTGATATTCAGAGCTTCGAAACTGACACTCGCGGAAGGAGGCTGTCCAACAGCTCCATCCACGGAGTAGTTGGATATAAAGGCGTTTCCGATAGCGCTAATAACGTGGGAGGATCTAGCCGCGTCGTTACTGATAGCATCAGTACCCTCCCCCACATCAAGAATGAAAATGTTTCTTTCGTCGGCCGTTCCATTCAGGAACCCTGAAATAGCGGAAACCGCACCGTCAATGACGAAACCGAGTCTACTTTCGTTACCGCCGTTCGTGATATAGTAATTCATATCGAAACTCACCGTAGGAGCGTCGATGATTTCACGAGCATGAGCCGCAAGCTGACCAAACTGATTGATATCTTGGTGGGCGATTGTAAAGGAGTGGTTAGCCGACTGTACACGGGTTAAAGCGTGTATGTAGTTGCCGAAATGCTGGCCGTTAATGTGGTGATGCTGACCAGTGGCGGGCGAAGGGCCAACCAAAATCGCTTCACTTTGATAAATAAGTCTATTGCGTTGAGTCATTGGGTTTATTTTTTAGTAATTATCGATATTTATATAGCGCTGAATGTATTTACACTCCTTTTTGTCATTCAGGACTCCGAAAATATGCTAATTCGAAATTAATGAAAGATATCTGAAGTGCCTGATTCACAAAGTTATGCGAGCCAGCGGAAAACTTTGAAGTTTCCACGTTGTCTATATGGAGAAATTCGCGGGTCTGGGAGGCGACGACCGTGTCGTAATTGTATACTCCAGAGAGGCTGGATTTTAACCCCCCGTAAGAGTTGTATGGATAGTCACCTATATCTATGAGGGATAGGCATTTATCCTTCTTACTCCTGAATATGCTCGCACAGGCGTTGCTTTCAGCGGAGTCGTTGGACATTACGATAGCCCTTATTTTATACTTCTCCTTTTGGAAGTCCGAGCTGCCAAGGGCGTAGGCGTTGCTGTCGGTGCTATGAAAAGTGAGGAAACACGCCGGAATGGCTGGGGAGTAGGGGTCTATCGGGCCAGCGGGCAAGGTGTAGAACGGGTTTGTCTGGTATTCGTTCTGGAATATCAGTTTCTCTTCGGTGTCGTTCGTGGAGTATACGTTGAAGTTTTTGGTTGCGTAGGAGACGTTTATCGTATCGTTAATCTGAGCGGTGGATATTAGCCGCCCGTTTTCCCAGTCGGCAAAGAAGGTTGAGGTGAAAGGAGTGTCCACGGCGTCCACGTCCGCGCCGGTCGGAATGTTGGCTCCGGTAATGGAGCTGTCGGACACCCACTGCTTGTGGGGGCTCGCATATTTATACAGACTTTGCAACCTGTTGTCTGTCTGCAAGTAAAGGTCCGAGGTCTTGTTTATATATGCCTCCCCGTCTTCGAGCAGGGTGTGGTCGAACCATTGCGTGAACGAGGATAAAACTTTGTTGTCTAGTTGTACTATCATCTGAGGCTGTCGATAAACGCGGCTAGAATTTGGGAAAGGTAGGGTTTGGGATTGAAAGTGTTTGGAAAGTTAGCCTTCACTTGCAAGCCGCCGCCAGATCTGGAAACGGTGCTCTCTATAACTAGATACTGGCCTATTCCGGATATGCCCTGCTCTATCCCCTTAGCCCAGCTTTCGCCAGCAGACCAAGGAATGGGGGCCTCCCTTTCGAGAGCGAGGATCGAAGGGAGCTTTATTCTAAAGGTATATGTGATTAAATTTTCTCCGGCGGTGACCTTCGAGGTTCTTTTTACTATAGGGATAGGCTCCTCTAGCAGGCTCCTCATTCCGGAGGTGGGATCGCTGCCCGCTGGAAACCCTATATAGGAGAAAAGATTGCCATAGCCGTCCAGAGTTCCACTGGGATTTCCGGCAGTTATGGGATTCGTGGACCCCAGTTGGATTTCCCTAGTCACGGAGTGCTTGTCGAAAGCCTTTATCATGGCCGCTTGGGCGCGGTCTACGCTTTTTCTCATTCTCGTCTTTATAAGTTCGGAGATTTTACTGTCAGCCTGAGTCTGAATTTTCTTTATTATAGATCGACTATTTACTTTTACGCTAGTGGTTTTTATCATTCGAGTTTCCTCAGGTAATATGTGAAAAACTGGCTAGAGAACAGTCCGTGCGGGCGCGCGCTAGTGTCGAATTCATATAGGGCCCCGTCTATTTCGACCTTCTTTGCCGCGTCGAGGATCGCTTTTCCGGTAGAGTCTACCTTGACCCGAACCTCTCCGTCCTGAATTCTAAGTCTCAGCGAGGAGTCGTCGGCCAAATCGACCGGTCTTAAAGACTGCTTGTCCCCGTGCATGATTCTTCCGTAGAACTCTGTTCTTATGGGCGTTATGGTGCTGTTGACCCCGTCTCCCAGATTGTTGTTGGGGCTGAACGGGCTGAAGTTCGCGTCGTGGGAGAGCACGGTGAATTCGCCGTCCGAGTGGGCGTATATGAGTTTTTTGAAAGTGTCGTGAATCTGGGTCATTACCAGTTCCAGATCGTCTTTCTCTGTCTGTGTTAGCAGGCTCATAGACTAGTGAGTGGAAGCCACTCTTCCCCAACGAGTTGCGAGGGTTTAGCCTCGTTGCTCTTATAGGTCATAATCATGCTTCTGAGGCTTTTTTCGGCGTCGGTTTTCAGACCCCTGTATATTTGGGCCATTTGGGCGGGGTTGGCTCTTCTAATGGTAGTGTCACCTTCCGTAAGCTCGACCCAATCCAAAGCCGCGCCAGTCCCTTTGACCACCACGTTGTTTACGGCGTCCCTGATTTGGGATTCGTAGTATTTGTTTTTATATAGTTCCTTGTATATTCCGCTGACGCTGGCGGCGAAGGACGGTGAGAACTGGCCGGTGGAGGTGACATAGCTCTCGTCAATCGCTATGTTGAGCAGCCCCACGTTGTTTTCCGCCCAGCCGGATATGGAGACGAGGCTCGGGGAAGTGGGGTACCCAAGCTCGCTCCACACAACGTTAGCGAAATTCTCAACAGCGCTCATTACTATCTGCCCTCTTTCATGATCGACTCAGCGGTCTCTCGCCTTTTCTTCGGGAGAGGCTTGTTTACATCCTTGAAGTCCTCTATTCTGCGGCCTTGGGTGATTTTTGCTATCTTCACCTTGAACTGCTTTATGAGGCGCTCCTTCATTATCCTACGGTCGTGTACGGGCCTTAGCTCGACTTTGGTGCCCAGCTCCTCCATTTCCAGAAGATCCATGCCAGAGAGGGTCTTCTCGAACGTGGAGAGGTTTGTGGTGCCGAACGGGTTGTTGACTTTTTCGCCGTAGAGTTCGTCTAGGGTTGCCATTGAGGCTATTTTGTCAGCGTTGACGCCGTTAATTGTCTTTTTTCCTTTTAGTGTGCTTTTTCTTGCCATTTTTTGTTTCCTTTATTTTTATTGTTCAAGCTGGTTTACACAAATCGTGGTAATTGAGGAATTTATTTGGGAGTCTTTTTCTGAGGTCCTCTATTTTAGCTAGGACTTTGGGCTTTTTCCACTTCCTTTCGAGGCTGGGGACGGGGATTGAGCCGAATAAGTCTATGAGGACTAAGGATTGGTGGGGGGAAAAACCTAACGACCAACAGTTTGATTTGGTGAAATATAAGTTTTTAGCCTTATCACCTAGCAGAGAACATAAGATTTCGTTCATCCAATTAATGATAACTTTGTTGGTAGACCATGCCCTTAAACTTGTCCGACCAGATTTCGTTAAACAAACACACCCATCCCCATCAAAATACCCACACAGGAAAGCCAGTTTGTTTTCTAGGGATAAATTTGGGGGTGCTTGGTTTTTGGTTTTCCGCTCGACGATGTTGAAATTCCGGTTTAAATCTTCAGCCCATTCGTAACACCCAGCCACGGCAATATAACATACATCTTGCGTATGTTTAGAAAGGCTGGCTTTTCTCTTGTACTCGGATACGGGGCCGGTATATCCCGAATGTTCTTTAAGTTTCCTTAAAACCCCTATATCCCTAGAGGATAGGTTTCCCTGTAATATCGGATAATGCCCATCTCTCATGTGGACACAAAAATCCGCTGAAATAAACCCCGCGAAATAGGAATTTATGAGATTTGGGGTTTCGAAGAATTTTTTATTGTAGGTATACTTTCTGCTTTTGTATGGTTTGTGATAGCCCAGCTTTAAGGTTTTTTTCTGTAAGGAGGTCATAGTTCTGTCGGGGAACAGTCGAGACATTTTATCAAAAGATTTGTTTAATTTAATTTGTTGTTTTAGAAGGTTTAATTCTTCGTCTGTCCAAAATTTATAGTTACTCATAGTTCTATATTTAATAATAATGCGATCTTGCTAGGTAAAAGAAAAGCCCCGAAGGGCTTTTCTGTAAGTTGTTGATTATCAAGGATTAAATTATCAACCCGGACACACTGCGGTTGTCGAGCAATACGCGTCCCTCCTCAAGAGCGCCATACCATCCGATCTTTCCAGACCTCTTGGTAAACTGGTCATCACTCTCAACTGTGAACTGGCTACCGTTCTCCGCGTCAACCGCGACTGGGCGGATAAGCGCGTTCTGACCTTCGAGGTCGAGTCCGATAGCGATTTCTTCAGTTGCCCCGTCGAAAGCGGTAGAACCGCCGCCCCCGTGGTCTTCGTAACCAGTGGCTCCTGCGAACGAGTCAAACAGGTCATTGTACTTATATCCAGTACCCAGCTCCGAAATCTCGATGATATTAACATCATAGAAATTAGGAATACCGGCGTTGTTGAACAAGTCTTCACGAAGCTTTTCAGGAGCTTGGAAGTCACTATTGGTTCCGGAGACGATTGGGTTGAACGCAAGTCCGCGAAGCTTCTCGATGATCTCGGGAGAGACCAGAAGATCGGTAAGACCTCTTCCTTGGCTACCCAAGGCAGATCCCTTATTCCAAGCTGAACGAATACGCTTGTGGAGCGTGAACATCATTAGGAAGTCGGCTAGGACCAGAGTGTTTGCGGTCGCTGTACGCTTAATGTGGTAAGTCGTGGCAGATGAACCGGGCAGTATAGCGGTAGACGCATTCGCGAGGGCCTTCAATAGGACACCGGCTGCGTTTCTTTCCTGCTTAAGTAGAACGGTCTGAGCTAGACGGGTCATGGTTTTGGCCACAACGTCTAGACGAGCGCCACGAGCGTATTTAAGAGCGAAGGCTACAGCACTATCGAGACGATAGGTGTGGACCTTAACTTCGTTGGTAGGTGGAGTTGGCATGTTGAATGGCATCCCGCCTGCTTCTTGCTGTGACCATACCTGCAACATTGCCTCTTCCGATACGTCAGTATACAGATCTAGAGGAATACTCGGCGCGTCCATCTCGTTGAATTCCATGGTTTCCCATAGATTGCTCAAAGACGGAGCCAAGTTGATAACCTCTTGGATTACGGGGCCCATGAAAGCTGCCAGAGAATCCTGTGCTGCTTCGGCGGTTCCGCGATCCTTAGAGGCCAACGCTGTAAGGAGGTCAACATTCTGATCGTTTCTTTTAAAAGTGATCTTCATTTTATATATTTTCCTTGTTGATTAGATATCTAGTTTAGCGCGAATCATACCACCAAAAGCGTTTCCGGTAGCGATAACGCTTCCGAGAACTTGGTTGGAACCATATTGAGTGAGCAAGACTGGGGATGCGACGATTGCGCTCGAAGGCACGATGTCGATTTTACCAGCAACTAGGTTGGAGGCGACAACTCGGTCACCAATATTGGCTTGAACAGAGTCAGTCCCCTGAGCGTTTGGAGTTCCACCGGTAACGGTGTAGCCTTCAGGTCCGAAGTCGAATACGCCTTTTCCGATGACTGGAACGGCTTGACCGGAGATAACAGCGAAAAGCTCTTGAGCTTTCTGCAAGTTAAACTTGGTCTGTTCACCGTTTTCGTCGGTCATTAAGGTGCTATATAGAGTAACTCCAAGCACGTCGTACTTAGTGTCTCCCGAGGCAACAGGTGTGATTTTGTTCTTTACACCCCAATAAGGAGAGGCAACGCGATCAAATGAAGCACCGAAGTTGTCAGCGACTTCACCGTGAGCGGCGTCCAAGTCTCCAACACTCACTTTGACAAACATACCGTAGTCGCCAGTAGTGTCTAGTGAGAATTCATTAATAACATCGTTCTCAGTATAAGAGCGGTAAGGAAGCAGTTTTTTATTTGCTGTATTCATTTTTTATTCCTTTTTTATGTTAGTATTTGATTACTACCGATTCTCTGAAGGTCTTGAACTGATTGTCCAAGGAGTCTTCCGAATCGTTAGGTGTTAGAGCGTTTGCTACGCTTTGGTTTTCTTCCTCTACCATGTTGTCGAGTGCTTCCGCGATAACAGTATCGGTTTCGACGCTGGCCTCGGTTACTTTCACTTGGTCCTTCACTTCGTCTTCCTTAGTGTCTTTCGACGCTTCGGAAGCTTTCAGCTCCAGATCGGAAATTTCTTCTGCGCGATCCTCTTTGGCCGCTTTGATTACGCTTTTCTTCTTAGAGTCAGCGAAAATCGAAAAATCTTCATACCAGCTTGCGTATGCCTCGTCGTCGAGGTCTTTAGCTTTACTGGTGACACGCCCCACTTCCTCGTCCGTGAGATCGAACTCCTCGGTAAGGGAAGCCATTCGGTCCTGAAATTTCACTTCAAGAGCTTGGGCTTGGGCTTCAGCCTTAATTTCCGCTAGCTCGCTCGAAATCTCTTCGAACTTTTTAGTGGAATCGTCGGCGTTGGCTTTTAAATCCTCAATAGTCTTCTGGGCGGCTGCGATTGCGTTGTCCTTTTCAGTTACCTTAACCTTCCATTCCTCGGCGCACTCATTGATGCTCTCCTTGACTAGATCGACAATACCCGTTTTATTAGCCTCGCTAATCTCGGGGATTCCGGAAATTAATTCGTTTATTTTTTTCATGATAATTTATGCTGTATATATGTTTACATCAAAAATAAAGTTTTAGGAAATTTTATTTACCATAAAACGTATTATTTTTTAAGTATCGGGTTATTAGGGGTTTTTAGAGGCTCTCGCTATAGAGTTTCTAAGTTTAGTGTCTTTTATCCATCTGGATAAGATGTCGTTATCAAAAGTGGATGCGATCTCTTCTTGCTCGGGCTCCTCAGTTTCTATTTCCGTTTCGGACTCCTTAACTATAACGCCCTCAACCTCTGCGGCGGGGTTGTTAGTGAAAGCGAACCCTACCGGAAGGACAGAGCTGGAGTCCCCAACAATCAGTCTCCCTACATAGACGCCGTCTTTAGTTTCACCTTTTCCGCCGTTCGATTTAAGAAATCTCTCGAATTCCTCTATTTGTTTTGGGTCGCTGACCACTTCGGCCTCGCTGAGGTTTTTGCTGCCCAGAACGATATGGTAGTCTTCGAAAGCGATTTCCCAAGACGAGCTTACCGAAAGGTAGTTAGGGCTGCTCTCGTCCGTGGAGTCGAGTAGCATGTCGGAAAACCTCTCTTCATTAAGTCTATATACAACAGAGGAAATTACCAGATTGAACGGATCGTCCATATCGGCGACCTCTTCATCCGAAAGAAGAGTGTTCTCCCCGAAAGTACTCCATCCCGCGCCAACTATATGGCCCACGATTTTTCCTTTTTTGTGCTCTATGTTGGTTGGCTTAAAGGGGAAGTTCTTCTTTATAGAAATGGCCGTATCTCGACCAAGGCCGTCATCGTTCCGGTTCATCCGGTTTATGACCGCGCCATTGTATATGGCGAAAATGAGATCTGGGTTGCTTTCTAGATCCAGCCCTTCAGGAACCTGCATTCCCGACAACCCTTTAAGGGAGGCGGTACTAACATACTGATCCGAGTCCACGTTGATCGCGGCCCTTATGATTCTATTCTCGAATACGGATCTGTATCTGAAATTTTTCATTAGGAAACCTCTATATCGAGACGGCCATTAGAGGTTCTGGCGATCATGATGGCGGGCTTGCGAACTTCGAAGCTATCCTCTAGCCCGAGATTCTTTAGCGCCTGCTCCATTTTCCCTGCGTCTTTTATGTGAGGAAGGTGGCCCCCTCGGGTGTGTTCCCAGAACATCTCGAAGAATTCCTCTCTCGTAAAAGCGAGAGCTCTATGTAAAATGTCTATTTCATTAAATACATGGGAAGCGAAACCGTCAAACATAGAAAAAATCTCCTCCCTGCTTATATCGGACTCACTGGATTTAGGACCGTCAAAAGAGGCTGAAGATATACACACATCCTTGCCGCTAACGACCACCTCCCTTTTATAGTCTTTCCTTATTTCCTCCGCAAACCGTTCGGCTGTAGATTCTTGCTGGAAGGTAATTTTATTTCTCATGGAAGTATTTACACTAATTTTTTTTATAAGGAACTATTTCTCCTCAGTTTTCGCGAATTTACTATGGTATAAGAGAGACGCTTGGAACGAATCTATATCCAGTTTCGCGGCAATCTCGTCGATCTCCTCGGACTGGTCGTTCGAGGATAGGGAGGACATTAGCTCATCGGGGTTTTTCATAACCTCCTTAAGCTTCATGTCCCAGTCCTCTTTTCCGGAGGTCGATATAATCGACTCCACGAAGGAGAAAACAAAACTCTTCTGCTCGTCCTTAAGCGTTTTTATCTTGTATTTGCGCTTGAGGGACGCCTCGGCCTTATTCATAAGGGTGCTGACATCATATAAGGTTCCCTTCAGCCCCTTTAAACTAAACCGGTGGGCTTTCGAGGTTCCGATAGGCGCGACGTTTTTGGTGCTTTGGGGTGCTTGGGTTCCCGCTGGGCGACCGTTGTTGGGGGAATTAGGATTAGGGCCTTTAGACGGGCTCTTTTCAGTCTTCGCATTTTTCGCGTTTTCCTTGTTCAGCTTTAGCTCTTTCTCGAAATGCTCCTCGGCGTTAGGCGGCAGACCACCGACGAGAGGGTTGTAAAGACCCTTTCTGCGGTCCTCCATGTATTTCTCTTGGGTTTCCTGAAGCTCGTCCTTTTCGGGGAGGATGCCGGTTTCCATCGCCTTGAAGGTTTGCTCCGCGTCGAGAACCCCCAGCTCTAGAAGCCGTATGTAGATTCTGTTGGTCTGAACCTCGTCCTTGAGATCGATATCCTGAAATTTCGCGGTGGGGATGGACTTGAATTTCATCTCCTTGCAGACCTTTCGGATTTCCTTCTGGAGGAAATTCTTGAGGAAAATCTTGCGACCCTCCTTCAGGCGCTCTAGGAAAACCTTGACCTTGACATTCTGGTTGGCGAATTTCTCGCCCTGATTGAATATAAGGTTCTGGAGGGCCTCTTGGATGTCCTGATTTACGATTTCGTACTTTTTGGGGTTCAGGATGTCGCCCACCTCAGGGATGATGAACTGCATTTTAGTGGTGTAGTCCGCCACAATGGTTCTGCCCACGGTCTCGTTTTTGAGCATGGCCGTCACCGCGTTCATCGCCTTGGCGTTAATGCCGCCCTTTTCCGGCTCCTCACCCATGGTTACAAGTAGAACGACTTGCTGGAGAGTGCGGGAAATCGCTTGGTCTATCTTTTTAAGCTCAAGCTTGTGGTTGATATCCGGAAGCGCGGGGTATCCGAAAGGCACGGCGAATGGCTCATAGTCCTGCTTCTTATAGAATACGGTCGAGAGACGCGCGACGTTCAGATCTATCGAAATTCCGTTGCTCCCCCAAGCTCCTTTGTCTATTTCGTCTTTCGTTTTCTGGGGCAGGGAGTTGTAGACATCTTGGTCTTCTGGGTTGGTTCTGGTTTGAAGTTTTAGGAGCTCGTATTTGGATAAAACCTGCCTATATAGAGAGTCGCTCATCGAGCTAGCCCCCGCCATGACTATGTCGCAGGGGTTAATTATAGTGTACTTTACTGGGAGTTTGGTTGGCCTAGCGGCGCCGGAGTAGAGTTTTTTAATGTCCTTCAGGTCCTCGCCGGAAAACTTACCCTCGAACTTGTAAACGAAAACGTTTCCAGACCTGAAATACTCCCTGAAAAACTGCTCGACGAAAACCTCTATGGAGATCTTCTGGAGCCACTTGCTCACAAAAGACCGGCTTTGCTTGTTTCCCCCTTTTAGGTATATATCGGCGTTGCTGAACTCGGTCATCACATCGATTGCGTTTCTAAAGGAGCCTATGTGGGCGTATGCTTTTTGGCAGAGGAGTACGGCCTCCTTAATATTTATGGTGCCATTCTTGGAGGAGAACGGAAGTTCGAGCTCCGAAATGTTTGTATACTTATTCGGCATAGGGGAGCTGCCGATCCTGTTTTTTCGGGTGTTTGTGGTTCCCGAAAACTCGGAAGAGCGCCCCTCGGAAGACCATCTTTTAGCCTTGTCCGTCGAGGCGTCCGACCATTCGACGCCGGAAGGCTCCCAATCGCCCTGAACTACGGGGATCGCGGCGGAGCTTTTGCTTTTGTTGCTCCAGTATTTTTCGTCTCTTTTAGTGTATTTTCTTTTTTCTGCCATATTGCCTCCGGACTAGCTTTACACTTTCCTCTAATTGTGGGGAAATGTGAAATTGGTTTACTTTACATCACTATTGTAAGTAATTGGGGGAAAGGGGTAAGGGAAAATCCTAAAAGATTGTGGGAATGAATTCTTCCCTCTGCTCTTCGGGGAGGTTGAGCATGGTGTTGTATTTCTTGATTACCCAGTTTCCCATGAGGACGGCGGTATACAAATCTCGGCGGGCGCGGTTTTTACCCTTCTGGTTCTGGAGCTCCTTGAGAAGGACGAACTGCATGGTGTTTCCGGATTTGCTTATTTGCGGCTCGATTGATGCTATCTGCCTCTTGGTTAGCGTCATAAGGAACTCTTGGTGTTCAATGAAGTCGATCTGCTTTGCCGTTTTCGCCATTTTAGGGTTGAACTTATTATAGTCGTCCTCAATAACCTTCCCTTGGAAATCCACGTTCTCCTCGCCGGTAAACTTGATGTCCTCGATTCCGATTTCCGCTTTCTGGGCGGCTTTGAATTCGGAGCTTATTAGTGAGATTTCGGAGGCGAACTTTATGGTTTGGCTGTCTATACTGAATTGCAGGTCCTCGTTGGCTTGACGTATCCAGTCGCCGCTGAATTTCTGGAAGTAGACGATTTTCCCGCTGCTTTTGCTGTATTCGCGCTTGAGCTTTTTGAGCTCGACCTTTTCCTCGTAACCGCTTTTGTTGAGGTCCACATCGTCTAGTGGTTTTAGTTTTACCTTGGAGTCCTTGAAGGTCTTACTCTCTTGGCAGGCGCGTAGGAACTGGAT